CTGAAGACTTCGATGACCTCCTAGAAGCAGTCACTGGTGGTACTTGGGACGCTACTGCTGTGGATGATCTCACAGTCGGCACTGTACGTCGTTCATTCTCTATCCTCCGTCAGTTCACCGATCAAGTTGCTGGAGACAAACCTTTCCACCTCTACACAGGGTGCGAATACAACACCTTCAGCATGTCTGTCAGCCCTAACGCTATCGTCACGGCTGACTTCGGTATCATGGGTCAGAACCTGACTCTTAGTGGTACTGAACCTGCAGGAACTACGTATGTAGAGCCTATGGGGGAATGCCCATTCGACGGATTCTCCGGAACCATCGACGAAGGTGGATCAGCAATCGGTATCGTTACTGAAGTCGCATTAGCACTAGAGAATGGTCTCGAGACACGTCCTGTCGTAGGCAGCGGTCTAACTCTCCAACCTTCAATCGGCAAGTCAAACCTCACAGGTCAGATCACTGTCTACTTTGAGAACTCATCTCTCCTCGAGAAGTTCTTGAATGAGACGAAGAGCAGTCTCGAATTCGTGTTAGCAGACGCTGATGGCAACTCGTACACATTCAACCTGCCGAACATCATCTACACAGGTGGTTCACCAGACGTGTCTGGAGAGGGTTCTATCACCCTCTCAATGCCGTTCCAAGCTCTCTTCGATGAGATCGTCGGTACGTCCCTCACAATCTCCCGCGTAATCGCCCCATAACACACTAGCAGCCGGAAATTGTAAATTCGCTTTACAATTCCGGCTGTGAAGTGTATACTGTCTGTGAAATGGATACACTACTAAACATCGCAGACCTGTCTCTTTTCGCTACACGCAGCCCAGCTAATGCTGGTGCTGTGTTGGAGTTAGAGGATATAGACGGGAACACCTCAGCTCACACGTTGAACATCCTGGGTACAGACTCAGATGTCTTCCAGAGAGCTCAGTTCAAATCGAAACAAGCTGTCATAGCTAAGATGAAGGATGGGAAAGAAGCCACCTTCGACGAAGCCACTGATATGGCGCGTGAACTCGTAGCATCACTGATATCTGGATGGTCTTTCAAAGACGCTGATGGTGAGCCTGTTCCGTGCACGAAGGCAAACGCCATCGCTTTCCTCAAAGAAGCTCCTCAGATACAAGAGCAGATAGATCGAGTAGCCACCGATAGGAAACTTTTTACGAAGGGCAAGCCAACGACTTCTGTTCAGCCGTCCGAGAAGAATTTGCCCTCACAAAAATCCAAGCTGGCACGAACCAAACAGCACGCCAAGTCTTAGAACAAGTATGGAAGACAACAGGGGTGAAACCACCCGAGTTGAACACCACACTACCGTGCGAAGAACTCTTATACATCCTCGACTACTACTACGATATCAAAGGTCCAGACCCAATAACATATCAGGAAATCGAGGCTTGGTCAAGACTCACTAACACACCACTAGCACCTTGGGAGGTAAGACTCCTGAGGAAAGTGGATCTAACAGCATCTACAACTTAACACATGTCCGAATTAGCATCCCTTCAGGTAAAAGTAGGCACCACTGGTGTTAAGACGGCAACACATGAGTTGAAGACTCTCACGAAGCAGAGTAACAAGACCGAGAAGGATAACAAGGGTCTCGCCCGATCTTTCGTGCCTATCGCTGCTATCGTGGGAGGTGCTACTCTCGCTCTCAAAGGATTCAACAAAGCACTGTCCTCTGCGAAAGCATTAGGTCAGTTCAAAGGACAACTCAGGACAGCCACAGGCTCCATAGAGAACGCCAACAAAGCGTTCAAGGAACTACAGTCTATCGCAGCCCTCACACCCTTCACGCTTGACCAGTCGGTGGATGCGTTCACCAGACTAGTCAACATGGGGTTGAACCCTTCTAAGGAGGCGATGATTTCTTACGGGAACACCGCTTCTGCCATGGGTAAAGACATGAGCCAGATGATTGAGGCTGTGGCAGACGCTGCTACGTTCGAATTTGAGAGACTCAAGGAGTTCGGCATCAAAGCCAAGCAAGAAGGAGATAACGTGTCGTTCACCTTCCGAGGTGTCACCACCACTGTAAAGAAGAATGCTGGTGACATAGAGAAATATCTCCAAGACATCGGCAACAACCAATTCGGTGACGCTATGTCAAACCAGATGGATGCGGTCGGTGGAAAACTTTCAAATCTACAAGACTCTTGGGAGCAGATGTGGATGTCCGTTGTTGACGGGTCTTTCTCGAGCAGTGTAGGAGGTGCGATAGATTATGTCTCTGGTCTCCTACAGGATCTCACGAACTACATCGTTTCCGGAGCTTTCGGTAAAGAGATAGAATCTTGGCAAGTCGCCTTTGCGGGTCTCCTCCCAGTCATCGAGCAAGTGAAGTTCGGTATCGTAGACCTGGCAGGTGAGATGTCGAACGGAGACGTCACGGCAGAGAATATGGGCACTAAGTTCATAGACGCATTCAAACTCATCCCTGTAGCTTTCGGTGGTGTCGTAGAACTCATCGGCAAAGGACTAGCAGGTATCGTCTTAGTGAGTGGGAACGCCACTGGCACTATGCTTAAGATGTTCTTAGAGACGTTCAAGTCTATAGGTCGTGCGTCTATCGCAATGGCTCAGGATACTGCAGAAGCTATCAAGTATGCAGCTTCAGGAGGACTTGCGGGAAGTATCGGTGGGACGAATGTTAAATCATCTGCAGCTGCCAGTGTATCAGCACTGAGGAAGATCGCTGAAGAAGGGTTCATCAAGAACGATGTCTACATGAAGAGTCTAGCTAACACCTACGACGAAGTCACTGGACGGATCGACGCCACCGCAGACTCAATCAGGAAACTCCGTACGGAAGGAGAAGCTCTCTACACATCTAACAACATCCCATCAGACCCATTCGACCTCGGTCAATTCCGCGCTGAAGGTGGTGGTGGTGGTGCAGGAGGCACACCGAAAAAGAAGAAGACAAAAGCTCGAGCGACTGACCCACTCATCGCATTACGTAAGAAGCTCATGACAGAGACAGAAACTATCATGGACGAATACAACACTCGTAGAGCACTCATCCTAGCTTCCACTACAGCAAGTGAAGCTGAGAAGACAGAACTCCTCCTAGCTATCGAAAGAGACCGCCAAGCGCAGCTCTTAGTCATAGCTCAAGAGACCGAACAGCAACGCAAACAGATGTGGTCTGATTCCCTTTCCGTAGCAGGTGATTTCTTCGGAGGCATGGCAGATCTAGCAGCTGTCTATGGTAAGAAGGGTGCTGCCATAGCTAAGTCGGCTGCCATAGTGCAAGCCACGATAAAGATGTACGAAGGAGCGACCAGCGCGTATGCTTCTGCTGCTGCAATCCCAGGAGTAGGACACATCCTAGCACCTATCGCTGCTGCCGGAGCACTCGCTGCCGGAGCAGCTAACATCGCATCTATCAAATCTCAACCCGCTTTCGAGAACGGAGGTATCGTAGGAGGCAACTCATACTCAGGCGACAACGTACAAGCCAGAGTCAACTCAGGGGAGATGATCCTCAACAGTACGCAACAGTCCCGACTGTTCAAAGCAGCAGACGGTGGAGGGTCACTGGGGGGTGGTGTAACGGTCAACGTTCATAACGCTCCTGGTCAGACTGCTGAAGTGCGAGAAACTAAGACCGACAGAGGTAAGGAGATCGACATCATAATCACAAAAACAAAGAAATCTATCGCGTCAGATGTACGTCAAGGACGTGGTGAGGTTCCCGCAGCCATGGAAACAACTTGGAACTTAGGGAGGGGAAGATCTTAACATGGCACTCTTTCAATGGCCAGAAGATATCCTGCCAGCACCTTCGACGACTTTCTCCTCTAACATACAGCCGCAAGTCATAAGCTCGCGCATGGATGGAGGTAAGATCCGTCAACGTAACAGGTTTTCAGAGGAGAGCAGTTTCTACGAAGTAGGTTGGGATATGGAAGATGATCAACGTGCACTGTTTAAAGGTATCCTCAAAAACAAACTTTCTAATGGTTCCGATTTCTTCAACATCACATTACCTATCAATGAAGGACTTCAGCTTGTCAAAGCTAGGTTCATTGGTGGTTCTTATAACGAACAATATCATGGTGTTCTGAATTGGCGAATCAGCGCAACCCTCGAATGTTTCGAGGTTCCCACTTGGAGTGAAGAGGTTGTCGACGGCATCATACTAATAGGCTCGCTAGACAATTTTGAAACAATTTCTCAAAACTATTATGACTTGTACAACATAACAATCCCCCTAACACTACCGAAATAACATCATGCCAACTATACCCGAAAGACTCGAAACTGCTACATCACAAGCGGAAGTCGCATCCCAACAGGCTCACGACATAGCAAATGGAGACGACACTTCTACAGTGTCCACAGACAACGGACCAGTGAAGACTTATGCGAAATCAATCAAAGACAAAGAAGATGAATACGATTCTTCTTTGGTCAGCTTGAACAACCACTTAATCGACACAGGCAATCCGCACTCAGTAGACGGCACACAGGTCGAATTGATTAACGGTGGCAGTGTGTCAGTGACTCAAGCAATCTACGACATACAATCGGAGCAGACCACACAAAACTCTGCCATAGGTTTAAACACCGCAAAAAGATCTTATCCACTCGCTGATGAGAATCGACTAGCTAACACAAGTGGCACTAACACAGGTGATGTATGGGACGCAACTAATAATGGTGTGTCAGTATTCGGTGGTACAGCTAGTGGCACTGCTTCTATAGCTAGTGGTCTTGGCTCTACAGCTAGTCAGAATTATGCTACAGCCAGTGGTAATGGTTCCACAGCCAGTGGTTTTCATTCTGTAGCTAGTGGTTGGGGTTCTAATGCTATTGGCGATGAATCTACAGCTAGTGGTAGTGCCTCAACAGCTAGTGGTGTTTATTCTACAGCTAGTGGTAAAGCTTCTACAGCTAGTGGTTATCATTCTATAGCTAGTGGTGATGGCGCAGTAACACACAACCCAGCAAACCCAACAGTTGAAAAGGGTGACCATGCAGTGGCTAGTGGTAAAGATTCAAAAGCTTGGGGAAATTATTCTGTAGCTAGTGGTAAAGCTTCTACAGCTAGTGGTAATTATTCTACAGCTAGTGGTAATTATTCTACAGCTAGTGGTTATTATTCTTTAGCTAGTGGTGCTGGTGCTACAGCTAGTGGTAATTATTCTACAGCTAGTGGTTATAGTTCTACAGCTAGTGGTTATGGCTCTGTAGCTAGTGGTTATAGTTCTACAGCTAGTGGTTATCATTCTATAGCTAGTGGTAATTATTCTACAGCTAGTGGTTATAGTTCTACAGCTAGTGGTTATAGTTCTACAGCTAGTGGTACTTATTCTACAGCTAGTGGTAGTGCCTCAACAGCTAGTGGTGTTTATTCTACAGCTAGTGGTAAAGCTTCTACAGCTAGTGGTGATTATT